ATTTATGGTTAAAAATTTTGATATTAATAATATAAAATAGTATAATATAGTATAAATAATTTAGTTTAATTAATTAATTTATTTATTATTTTTTTTTCTTTAGCAATATTATAAAATGGGTGGCGGTTTAATGCAACTAGTAGCTTACGGTGCACAAGATGTGTACCTTACAGGTAATCCTCAGATCACTTTCTGGAAAGTGACCTACAGAAGACACACTAACTTTGCTATGGAAAGTATCGAACAAACTTTCAATGGTCAAGCAGATTTCGGTCGTCGTGTTCAATGTACTATCTCAAGAAACGGTGATCTTGCTTACAGAACTTACTTACAAGTAACAATGCCTGAAATCAACCAAAATGACGATGCTGGAGCAGTATACGCAAGATGGTTGGATTGCCCAGGTGAACAACTTATCTCAATGGTTGAAGTAGAAATTGGTGGTCAAAGAATCGACCGTCAATATGGTGACTGGATGCACATCTGGAACCAATTGACCATGACTTCTGAACAAGAAGACGGTTACAACAAAATGATCGGTAACACTACTCAATTAACTTATTTGACTGACCCAGCTTTCGCTGATGTTGCTACTGCTTGTGGTGCTGCTAATGTACCAGAAGCTGTATGCGCACCAAGAAATGCTCTTCCAGAAACAACCCTTTATGTTCCATTACAATTCTGGTTCTGCCGTAACCCTGGTTTGGCATTGCCATTGATTGCTCTTCAATACCACGAAGTTAAAGTTAACATCGAAATCCGTCCTATGGATGAATGTTTATTCGCTGTTAAAAACGTTAACTTATCCGGTGATGGAAATGCTAGCGCAAATGTTAAAGCAACCGGTGCTTATGCTAAATCCTTGGTTGCTGCTTCACTTTACGTTGATTACATCTTTTTAGATACTGATGAACGTAGACGTATGGCACAAAATCCACATGAATACTTGATTGAACAACTTCAATTCACTGGTGATGAATCCATCGGATCTTCATCAAACAAAATCAAATTGAATTTCAATCATCCATGTAAAGAATTGATCTTCGTTGTTCAACCTGACGAGAACGTAAGTTACTGTGATTCTTTCGTTCAAGATCAAGTTTTGAACAAAGCTTTGGGTGCTCAGCCATTCAATTACACTGATGCTATTGATGCTTTGCCAAACTCTGTTCGCGCATTCGCATCCACCGCTCAATTGGGCGATGCAGCAGCAAGTAATGAAGCTGTTATCACTTCTCAAGGTTTGTTCCAAAGTCCAGCAGCTAACAACACTTCCGCAGCTGATAGTGAAGGTAGTGGTGTTTCCGGTGCTGTTTCCGGATTAGATGGTGCTTTCCCAGCTGGTCAAGTTAATGGCGTTTCTGATGCTGGAGCATTCGTTCTTGCTGAAACTGCTTTGAAAATGCACTGTTGGGGTGAAAATCCAGTAGTTACCGCAAAACTTCAATTGAACGGTCAAGATCGTTTCAGTGAACGTGAAGGTACCTACTTCGATTTGGTTCAACCATTCCAACATCACACCAGAACTCCAGACACTGGTATTAATGTTTATTCATTCGCTTTGCGTCCTGAAGAACATCAGCCATCTGGAACCTGTAACTTCAGTAGAATCGACAATGCTACCTTGCAATTGGTTGTTTCTGCAGCAGCAATTGGTACTGCTTCCACTGCTAAAGTCCGCGTATATGCTACTAACTACAACGTTCTTCGTGTAATGAGTGGTATGGGAGGTCTTGCATACAGTAACTAAGTTGTTGATCATATTTTTATCATAATATTTAATATCTAATTAAATATTATATATGAACCCTTTTGATATTCTTATGATACTTGTTAATGGTCTTGGATGGGGTATAAAACCTATAACCGAAAAAGCCGCCGTAGCTAAAATCGGACATCAAAATTTTAGTTATATTAGATATATTGTTACAGCTGTCATTGCTTTACCCTTATTAATTTATAATATTAATAAAAAAGGCGGAATTAAAAAAATTATTTCAAAAAATCCTAATTTTTATTTCGATGCTGCATATCATGGTATTATTGTTAGTGTTATTGCTTTAGCAGCAATCGTTGCTAATTATTATTTATTAAGTAAATATCCAGTTTCAGTTATAGCACCCGTAGTTGAAGGAATGCTCTTAGCTTTTAATGTTATTTTTGGTGCTATCATTTTAGGTGAAAAAATTACTATGAATATAGTAGCAGGTGTTTGTCTTATTATTACTGGTACTTATGTTTGTTATATGAAATAATTTATTTTAAAACCATTTAAAAAATAAATTATTAATTATATTATAATGCAAATTTTCGTTAAGACACTTACAGGAAAAACTATTACATTAGATGTTGAACCATCAGATACTATTGAAAATGTGAAACAAAAAATTCAAGACAAGGAGGGAATTCCACCTGATCAACAAAGATTAATTTTTGCCGGCAAGCAACTTGAAGATGGTAGAACACTCTCAGATTATAATATTCAAAAAGAAGCAACTCTACATCTTGTTCTAAGACTTCGTGGAGGAAATTAATTATAAACCACTTAGAAATATTATATAATAATTTATTATATAATGTTTAGAACTATATGCAAATTTGCTATAAGATCATATTCCACTTTTAAAAGACCCCCACCAGGACATATATTTAAAAGACCCGTTGTACCTAGTGATTTTGAAAAACCAAAATTTAGTGAAAGTACATATGATTGTGAAAATGAAAAATGGACTAATACCGCCGGTAAAGAAATGTTTAAAGGAAAATACGGCAATTCTCATTATGAATATACTAATAAAGAAGTATATAAAGAAAAAAAATAATTATTATTATATAACCATTATAATAATAATATGGCTGATTATAACAAAAAATTCTTAAATAATAAATTTAAAAATAAACGAGATAAGGAAAAACTTATCAATAATATTATTAAAGATTTTCAAGATTATCAAAATACATTAAATGAATTAAAGTCAGTAAGAAAAGAAGTAGACGCTATTAAAAAAGTTAAAACTATTCAAGTTCAAAAAGATCCTACTTTAAATTTAGAAACTTTATTATTAAAAGATGAAAAATATACTCAAATAAAACCAAAATTATTCGAACTTGAAAAATTATATAAAAAAATAAAATTAAACTACAAAATAGCTTTAATACAGCGAAAAAATATTTATAATAGTGTTGGTAAAAATATTAAAGAATATAAAAAAGCAAAATCTATTATGGTTCTAAAATCACAATATATTGGTGCTATTATAAATAGAGTTCAAATCAGCATTATTTTTGTTTCTTCTACCATTACGTTATTCGAATCTATTAAAAGTAATTTCATTATTCCTGGTTTTTATTTAACACTTATACCTATTGTACTATCTACTTATATCGCAATTATATTAGCTATTTCTAGATTTTATAAATTCGATACAAAAAAAGAAAATATTAAAAAAGTAGAAGAAAAATTCTCTTATATTATTAACCGGTTAAGATATAAAAGAAGAAAGGTTCTTAATTTTGATTTCGCTTGTGAAAAATTAGATCAATGGAAAATATTAATCGAAAATTTTAATAAAGATGGCCTTGAAGAAATGATTACCAAAACAATTGAAGAATCTGATAGCTTATTAACATTAAAAGAATATACATATTATCATAAAATTTATAATAAAATTAAAACTAAAAGTTCTTTACATCATTTTAATAGTGAATTACTTGATGAATGGAAAGATTTAAACTCTATTGCTGGAATAAAACACGGTCACCATCGTGCACATTTCCAAATTAATAATGCTTCCGAACTAAATAATAGAGATAATAATGGAATTCCACATATTAATAAAAAAAAATGTGTTTGTTTAAAAATTTGTAGAATTTTTAATTGTTGTAAAACAACTCTAATTGATTATGATGTATTTTTCTCTTTTCTTGAACGTAATCACGATTTAAAAGTATTAGATGAATTTGAACACGAAGAAGATGACGAAGAAGATTATGATGAGTACGAAATTGAAGATGGAATAAATACAGGCCAAGAAAAAACATCTTCTCCAAAACGTGAATATAACCCAAGAAGACGAAGAAGAGAATTTACAAGATCCAAAACTAAAATAAATATGGATGATGAAAACGATATAAAAATAGATATTAATGATGAAACAGATATTAGCGGTAATACCACATTAATGTTATCAGTACCAAAAATGCCTATTCGAAAAAGAGCATCTTCCGCAAATACCGATTATGAAAGTGATCAAGAATATTAATATAAAAATATAATTTTATATTAATTAAATGTCATATTGGGATAAATTACCATCGGATTTACAAAAATATATTTACGAATTCGATATAACATGGGTAAATATATACAATGATTTAATGAAAGAATTATTGTATAGAACTCCTTTTTGGAGAATAAAATTTTTAGATGTAGCATATGACCATAGAGGACGATTTGAAAACAAAAGAGAAGAAATTATATATATATCAGATTATTGGAATAATACATATTCTACATATTATATGGAAGAGAGACATCAAAAATGTGAAGAGGAATTTTTAACTGATTCTACTCCTAATAAGTATCATATTATTATGACGGACCTTAAAGTATTAAAACTATTTAATTTTATTTTCAATGAACATGAAATAAGATTAATTCGTA